ACTGAAGGTGTTAAAACGCCTACCTTTGATAAATTATACGAGCAATTGAAAAATTGAGCAATGACTAGAAGCTTCTATGATTTATTTTGGGGGGAACATGTAAAATACAAATTTACATGTTCCCCATTTTGATATATAATATATTATAAATTAAACCAAAGGGGACAATATATGAAATTTAATTTTGGTAAGGGCGAAGTAGAGGCAGCTAGACACAGCAACCCCGACGGTTCTGTGGGCGGCTGGGTTGCAGCAACAGCCAAGGTTGCTAAAACTTGCTTCATTGGACCAGACGTTGAAATATTTGATAACGCTCAATTATATAATTATGTTCAAATATCCGGCCATGCTAAAGTATTTGGCGATGCTAAAGTACGTAATTATGTTAAAGTATCCGGCAAAGCTAGAATATTTGGCAATGCTCTAGTACTCGGTAAGGCTGAAGTGTCCGATAACGTTAAAGTATCCGGTAATGCTAAAGTAAGTGACGGTGCTGTGTTGCGCGATGCTGTTGAAGTATTTGATAACGCAATGGTGTATTACCAAGCTAAAGTATTTGGTGATGCAATGGTATACGGCGATGCAGAAGTATACGGTTTTGCGGTAATATCTGACAATGCTCTAGTATTCGGTAACGCTAGAGTATTCGGTGATGCTAAAGTATCTGGTACTGCTCTAGTATTCGGTAATGCTAAAGTATCCGGTAAAACTGTGGTATCCGGTAAAACTGTAGTGGCTGAAGGTATTAAAACGTCTACCTTTACTAAATTGTATGAGCAATTGAAAAATTGAACAATAGCTGAAAAGCTTCTATAATTTATTTTAGGGAACATGCAAATTTTTAGTTTACATGTTCCCTGCTTTAATATACAAGTTTTAAAATTTACTTTCTTTTAAAGGGAATGAACATGGAACAAGAAACTATTAACAACGAAAAAATTCAAGAACGCTGGGATAGCATGGTGTGGGACTTACAGAATCAACACGGTTGGAGTCCTAGAAAAGCTAAACGCTATTTAGATTCTATTGCAAAACGGCAAGTGAAAAAGGTTATGAAAGGCCAGCATCGCCACATGCGCTTTTCGCAAAATCAATCAATGGAAACCACAGATCAAACCACAGAACCCGTCTAGAACAAAAATTGACCACCCAATTAAGCTCACCTTTGACCAGGATAAATAATTACATGAACACGGTCAAGGGTGAGCTTAATGTCAGATTTAGTATATTATTTCGATGTATCAAAAACCGGCAAAGATGTATATGGCACAAAGGATCTTGGTATCTTGACTAATACTCAAGCTGTTCAAGAATCTATCAATAATATATTGATGACTGAGCCGGGCCAAAAGATAATGGACCCAGAATTTGGGGTACCGCTATATCGTTATCTATTTACACAAATAGATGAACAAACTGCTGTACTAATTCAAACTGATATTGAATATGCATTGGATAAATTTGAAAAAAGAATTCAAAATGTAATAGTAGACGTTATACCAGATGAAGATAACAATGCATATAATATAAATATATTTTATGAAATAATAATGACAGCTCAACCCCAAGAAATAAAAATTACATTAGATAAAATAAGGTAATATGATATGCAATTTTCGCTTTCTTCACTAAAATTTGAAGATGTAAGACAACAAATAATTGAGTATTTGCAATTAAATAATTCATATTCTGGAACATTTGATTGGCAAGCATCTAACATCAGTTATTTAATTGACACTATGGCATATACTACTATGCTTATGTCATATCAATTGGCAAACGTTTCAAATAACGCCTTTTTAGATTCTACCAATACTAGAAAGAATGCCATTTCAATTGCAAAAACGTTAGGGTATCAACCGAAACGTAAATACTCTTCGGCATTATCTGGCAAATTCACTTATTATGGTGAAGATTTTGACCAAAGTTGTTCAATACGAATTCCTGCGTATTCATCATTTTCAACAAATAAAGGATCTGTTTTTACCAATACATCACCGGTAATTTTATCATACAAAGGTGACCCGACTAAAATAGAAGCTGATTATTCATTAGTTGAAGGTGTTCAAAAAACGTATATTTCTTTGGGTACTGGTAAACCGCTACAGTCATTTGTAATTCCTTCAAATAATGTTGCAGAAGGATCATTAAGAATATTTGTTAGGCCAACTGCTGATGTTTTATCAAATCCATCCGAGTGGAAATATACTAAAACATTTTCAAATATAATTAATCCAAATATTTTCTTCATTGAAGAAGATCTAGATAATGTTGGATTCCCAAAGGTAATATTTGGTGATGGTATCATCGGCAAAATACCAATGTCAACTGACACGATTATTTGCAATTATATTGAAACCCAGGGATCTCAAGGCAATGGTGAAACTCTAGAAACTTTGCCAGATATTTTAAATATGACTGCCAGTCCGGCTATTGGCACAATAAATGTTGAAAAGTTTGATACTAATTATAAAAATATAAATAATGTTTCTTATGGCGGTACAGAAATAGAAACATTAGATTCAATCAAGCAAACAGCTCCTAGATTCTTTTCACGAGTTTCGAGAGCAGTCACAAAAAATGATTATTATTCAATGTTATTAGAAAATAATTATTTGCAAGATGTGAATGTAATTGGCGGTGAAGAATTCTTCATTAACGAAGATTCTATTTTAGGGAACATCTTTATAACAGCAGTCCCTAAATTACCACTGAACTTCAATGATGCACAACGAATTTATTTAACTGACTTAGACGAAACTAAAATTCTTTTTGATTTTACTGATAAAGCCATAATTTCAACCAAAAGAATTTTTTACAAACCGTCATATATCTATTTGGATGTATTTTCTTCAATAGAAATTAATAGTAATATACCAGCAGCTGAACGTGAAACATTAAAAGAAACTGTAAAACAAACACAAATTGATTATTTTTCAAACAATTTTAACGTATTAGGAAAACCATTTAGAAAATCTAAACTAATTTCAGCAACAGTTGATGTTACAAATATAAAATCAGCGGATTTAACTATTGACATGTATTTCGTTTTAAACGGTAACTCATTTTATAATGTTTCTTCAACATACGCAGGCAATTTTATTTACCTTCCGTTAATTGGTGTTAAGGATGAATCTGGTAATATAGCCAGCTATAAAAATTTCGTAAAAACCAATACTGAAATTGCTGATGCTACAATATTTGCCGATCAAGGAATTGTTATATCCGATGTCATTGCGCACGAAGGAATAGCAGCGGCAAACATAATACGTTATGAGTATATTATAAATCAAATTCCAGAAAAAGCTACAATATACGGACAAGTGTACCATAAATATTTGTCAAGATACATATATAACATAGATTATGCTGAGATTGAAATTTTTAAGATCTCGCAAAGTTCAGCATCACTGTTCATGAATAACTTTGTGTTCATTGATGGGTATAACAAAGTTGTTTCACCAAAATTGATTTTAATCAATGACCAGCAATACAAAATGGTATTTACTCGAGATGGTATAGATTTTTATGTAGCCGATTTGTTTATTGATAGTTCAAACAATTTTTCAATAGCTACTAAAGATGTTGAACTGAAATTATTTGGTATAACTGCAACAGCTGACTATAACCCATTTGTAATTTCAAATGAGCAGGATGGTTCGCATTCAATAAAAATAATTCAAATATCAAACAATAACTTCTGTGATATTAAAATTCATGGAAAAAATAAAATATTTGATATGAATCTTTATGAAATGGAACAATCATTACAATTTAAAAACCTTGCATCATTTTTAAATAATAATGTAGAGTATCAAGTAGTACCAACATATAATACCCAAACCAACAAAATTGAAGTAACATATAATTCAAATTTGTTTTTAACCATTGAACGAAATATTTGCCCTAAGTTTAAGGGATATATTACTGATGTATCAGAATTAGTAAAAGTGTACACTGATACTGCAGCAAACGTGTTTACCCAAGGCGATTATTTTATATTTGCACTATCTGAAAAAATAACATATCAAGCAGATTATACCAACGGGGTTGCAACAGATCAAATATTCAATGATCAACAAATAATTTATTTTACCGGCATCGCTGGAAAACCGTATGAGCAATGGTCATTGATTAAATTTTTAAAAGAAGTTGATGCGTCAAACTCAGCAGAATTATTTTCTAATGATTATTTTGGCGATGTATATAAAATTGGAGTTGCTGGCACGGTTGGTGGTGTTTTACCACAATCAGCATCGGTAGACAGTTATATCTATTTTAACGATACTTCAACCGAGAACCCCACTTATAAATGGGATGCGGTTAAACCAACTTTAACTAGCTTCAATGCAACATTGGATGTTCCAACCGAAGTTAAATTCGGTGATGTAAAACGCGTTATATCAAACACTGGACCGAGTACATTCAACGGTAATGTTGGTTCTAATAATGATGAATTTGGTCCATTCGACGATAATGATATTATTGCATACAATGGAACTGCGCTAGCCGGTGAAAAATGGAAAAGAATTTTAAATATTAATACTTTAGCTGTGTCGGGGTCTGGAATTTATCCGCAATATCCAGCTACTTTACCAGCGCCTAACTCATCGAGCATAACGTTCGGTACCTTTTATCTAATCAGTGTTGGTGGGAATTTTCAAAATGATCAGAATATTATTTGGTCACCTGAAAACAAGACAAAGCAAGCAAAGATAAATGATATCTTAATATATGTAGGTTCTGGTAAATGGACACTGTTTGATTATGTTAGTTCTTTCTTTATCTATACTGAAAAGCCAACATCATTGCCAATCGAAATTATTAAGGGTCAAACGTTTTCAATTCTATTAGGTACTTCAGGTAATTTCAATGCAACATTACCAGATCAGTATATAGATTCTGATTTGATTTTATATTTAGGTGATGCTATTTGGAAAAAAATAAATGGTTCCACCATTAAAGGAATTTTAGATGCATCGTACAATTCATTACCGCAACCAGCAAATATTGGAGAATATCTAACTATAAAGGTTGAAGGTGATTTTGCAGGAAATCCATTACTGAATGCTTCAAACAAAATGTGTTACTTCAACGATAAATTGATTTTTACTGGTGGCCAATGGGAAAAAATTGGAGAATATACTTGTTACGTTGACCCTGCGTTTAAAGATACTGCTAACGGGTTTGGTATTAAAACTGACCCTCATGTTAAATTTGATGGAGTTTCAAAATATTACGGTATTTATTGCGATGATATTTTTGATGGTTCGGTTATAGGGAATTACAATTACTCAACTGGTAAATTGTTATTTAATAATAGAATTTATGGATATTTTAATAAAGTGACAAAAACAACTGATAAATATGATAAATCCTTGATAAAAACTTTTTTTGATAATTTTGATTCTTCAAAAGTATTTAGCTTAATTAAAATAACCCCAATAGATAAATTTGATATACATGGTAATAAAACTACAGAAGTTGAGACTGATTTTGATACTTTATTCAATCAATACATTGTCTCAAATATAAATTTACCGGTTGACAAATGATATTAGATTTTGTAAAAGATAAAAATAACTTTATTTCAGTTTCTTATTTTGATGAAATTAATTTTAATTCAAACGATGGTTTGTATTGCCCAAAGCCAAACGTTGATTGGAAAATTAAAAAAAATTTAGATAAGGCAATAATTCAACTCAATTCTGTTGAATCATTTTATTTTAAATCAATAAAATATCAAAAAAATGGAAACGCAAAAGCTATATTAGAATATTCAAGCGATGGATTAACTTGGGCTGAATTTCCATATAAGTGGTATAACAATTACTTTTATAAATATGTTAGTTCATATGCCATCTATTATTTAATTGACCCATCAAAAAATGATATAGAAAAAAATAGAATATATTTAACTAAAGATGACAGTGATTTATTTACAAATGATCCAAAATTTTTATACCGGTATTTAACCCCAGATGAAAAAAATAGTTATAGTGAATCTATTGTATTTGACATTTATATTAAATTTTTTGATTTTTTAAAACCGAATTCATTTGAATTAATAGATGAAAAACAACAAGTTAAATTTGTTAGAGATAACCCAAATTATTCAAATGAATTAAACGCTATGAAATTGTTTTCGTATTATCCGTTTAACATAGATATTGCTGATGAGAATTCAATATCAATATATCACAATTTATATGTCAAACACGTAAGAATTAGATTCGAAAACATAACAGCTTCGTATGAATATCCGTTTAACTTATACCAATTTCAAGTATTTGGTGATGAAGAATACGAAACTAATGAAAACCAAGTGTCGCTGCGGTGTGATGACTTTTTTCACCATAAATTTTTTGAAACAAACCGGTTTGTTCCATCTGTAGTTCAGTCATTTTGTGATATGTTGGATGATTCAACAAACGAAACTAATTATTTAAATCCAGATTTTTTATTACATGTACGTGAACTTTTAACCGGTGTGGGATATGACCCAATAGGTGAGACTCCAATTCAATGATAATTTCTTACTTTCATAAATTTAATCCCGAGCATACTTCAGACAGTGATATTGATATATCTTCTGGAGTAGATTTAACAATTCATAAAGAACTAGTTATATCTTTTTTTGAAAATGATCCAGCTGAAACTGATGTTGAAATCGATGATTCATGTTTCAAATCAACGTTCAATAGAGATTTAAATTTACATTTCCCGACAACGGTGGAATTATATAAAGAATATTATGATTATTACTCGCAAACGTTTAAACGAAAGCAAATAACATTAGTTCATGCCAATCAAAACGAATACATCAATGACGTAGACAATTTTAATATAATTAAATTAATACCGAGCGATAGTAAATTTTATTCATTTAAGATCTATAATTTAAACCTAGATTATGATTTTACTTATATATTAGTTTTTAATAATTTTAAAACTATTAACGCCGGTTTATTATTTGATAAAACATACAATGAAATTAGTTTTAAAACATTAGCAAAACAAACACATGAAACTACGACATATACAAAGTTATCAAATAATATTAACGAAAAAATTAAATTACTATCTAAATTGACAGATGCTGATCAAATTTTAAATAATTCTGATTGCTTTAACTTTGAGTATGGTTTAACTCAAAAAAATGAAATTACCGGTAATTATGAACCAGTTTTAGATAATTTATACAATCAAGTATCTATCAAATACGATAACGCGTCAGCATTAGAAGAATTATTTTTAAAGCAATACTTACCGGAATTTTATTATTATTTTAAGGATATTTCAAATCCTAGCAGTTATAACGAATTTGCTACAATAAAATCTAGAAATCAAATTCAAACATTAAAAACAATTATTGCAAAAAATTCAACCATTGTTAATAATTTCAAAGGCACCAGAAAAGGCATTGAGTTTTTACATGGTATTTTCACTGAATGTTTAGGGTATCAAATAATATCAGTTGACCCCGACATTTATCAAAATTTTGTGTATTCTATTACGACTACGTTGCCTATTGCATTCTGGGAACGCGATATTAAACCAATCGTGCATCCATGCGGATGGCTTTGTAGATATATTTACATTGATTTAAATCCCAATGTACCATTTTTATCATTACGTAATTTTAAAAAGAATATTCAAGTTTGGTATAAAAGAAATGATTCTTATATAGATGCAGCCTTTTCACATATTTTAAATTATAAAAACAAACAAGTGTATTCAGATATAGTTATAGGCAATTTATCTTCGGAATTAAAATTTAATTTTAATAATTCAGAATATTTTCAAAACACCGATAGAAAATACTGTTTTCTGAGCGATGATCATGAACAAAATGGGAAATGGATTTTAGAAAAAGGCAAAACAATATTTAAAACCAATGGCAATTTTACAATTAGAGTTGGGTCATCGATAAATATTTTAGGTGATGTTTATAACATTATTGAGTTTAATCCAGATACTTTTATTTTTACTATTGATAAACCGTTTATTAAAAATTACTTTTTAGATGAATCCATAATATATAGCATAAATGATTTACCGACCTCCTTTATTACTGAACGCGACGGATACTATTTAAGCGATCAACAAGTTCTAAACGGATATAATTCATATCAGTTATTACGAGAATTATTGGATAAACAAAATTATAAATTAACCGCAGACTTTAGATTATCAAGAAAGCAATTCAGCTTAGCGTTTTCGAAAGCAGGTATTGGTTTAAAATATCAATGGTTTATTTTTAAAAATGGGGTTAAGATCGGTGAACAGGTATCTAGTTATCCGCACTTTAACCATGAATTGCTAGAAGATTCATGCGGATTCACTGCTCAACTAATGCTACATTCTGGTGATTGGTATCAGGCAATAGGTGAATGGGATTTAACACCGTATCATCCACGTAGAGAAAACACATATACTATAAATGCTAAACATAAATTTCTTGATTTTATCATAAATGCAAGAAACTTAATGCCTAATAGTTTTATAACCTTTGGTTCATATACATCGTATTATACGGATACTTCAACTGTTGCAACTGATGATTTTGAAATTGATTATACTAATGCTAGTATGCTAGAAGAAATTTCTACTGCTGGGTTTACAGTTACAAAGGTTTCATCTGATATAATTCAAATTTCATATAATCTATCTGGTTTATTTACATCGTATGAGTGGGAAATAAACTATGATTCAGTACTGATAAATAAATTAAAGACTACATCAAATCATTTAATTTTACAAATCGTAATAAGCGGTCTAGAACATTATTCGATAAATCTTAATTTGATTAACGATTATATAAACGTTAAAATTCCAGTAGTCATGGATGCAAATTTCTTTATTCAAAATTGGCCTGGTGTTATTGGCACAAGTATCATTGGAGATACCTTCATAGTTAATTAAAGGGCTGCAACAGATCAACTCATGTACAGCACGGGCATAAAAACATTTACACGAAAAATTGGATATAAGGGAATATAAATGAATTACAATTTTATAAGTGGTTCAACTGTAGACAATATCATCCCAATGTTAATTGAAGCAATGGCTTCAGGACAAACATATTTGGGATTTGCTAGATCTGCTCCAATTTGGGGGTTATCTTCACTAATTTGTATTGATATAAACAAAGCTAACAATTATCCAAATACTGTTATTGCATCAACAGCATTTGGTGATATTGATGGTTCAAATCTAATAAAATTTTATGATAAAAATTCGGTTAGATTGATAAGTGCTGATTCCTCGGATTTTAACCGTGAAGTTTTTATTGTATATACAGACAACGTAAATGATTTTGATTTATCTGGTTATACAATGTTAGATAATAGTCAACTAGCCGGCGGCGATGGTAAATTATATTTAAATTATTTAAATGAATCCTGGTGTCAAATCGAAAACTTAACACCATACTATTATCAGTATATAAAAACAGATAAGGAAAATCACCCAAATAGAAAATATTATTTCTTAAATTATACTGGAACTAATATTAGTAATGCTATAAAAATTTCAAACAAAACATTTACTGAAGTGCCTACCTATATTACTGATGTTAAACTCTGGGTTATAGAAGGGACAAATGCTCCAATTTTGTGGAACAATAATCTAAAACGTTCAATTAACATAATTGGTGAATCGTTAGTTTCTGGATTGATTGACCCAGAAACTCCAGATTATTCATTACACACTGACACAACTAATTATTTTTTAAGATCATATAATGCGCAACAAAAAGCATTGCTGATGTCTGCTAATACTAGGTTTAGGGTAACTGATACACTTGGGACAATTTTAATTGATGATATGAAATATGTTCCACCTAACCCAGATTTAAATGCTCCAATTTTGTGGGAAACACAAACGGAAAAGTATTTAATGCTTTCATATATTGCGCCTGATGGTGAAACAGTTTATCAAAAAGTCAAAGTTGGTCCAAGCTATATTGAAGATCTGGGAATTTGGAATGAATCTTTGCCGTTTAGATCTGCAAATCCAGTGGATGATTCCAATCCACCGGGATTAGATATTACATACTTAAAAAATCCAACAATCAACAGATCGCTGTTTGATATCGAAGGCTTAATTAAAATAAATTCTTCTGAAGTATCATATATAGCTGACATTAAAAATCAGGAAGATAGAATAAAGTTTACTGAGTTGGGTTTTACTATTGAAGATTTAGATTTGACTGGATCAAAAACAACTCACTTTGGTATAATAAAAGAAAACGTAGCAATTTCTTCATATTATATTCAATTATACGATGATCATAACTTTGTTGTCGGCGATCAGATCATAATTGGTCAAACAACATATACTGTAGTACTTACCGATTACGCAACAAATGCATCAAGCATTACTTTGAATTTCCCGGTAGCTCAAAATTTGAATGTTGGAACAACGTTAGAATCTAAAGAAACTTCTGTGGTTGCTAAAATTTCTTTTGCAACAACCACGGATAAATATTTAGCAATAAAGCATAACTTTAGTTCAATACTTGTAACTAAGGCAGTTTCTGGGGTTGGTGATAATTCACCGACAGATGGTATATACCGTCAATTGTTTATTTCGTATTTACCCAAAAAGGCGGATGGCACACTGTGTACTGAAAACATTTATAGAAAAAGCACAAATGATATATTTAATGTATCAAAACATTCAGAAGATATAGGTTTGCTTCTATATATTTCAAATAAAATACCAATTTATAGAAAATATATTAGTTCAACTGAACAATTTAAGATTATAATATAAAGAGGATCATTATAAAATGGAAAATATTACAGCGGGAATAAATGAGCGTTACCGGATTGATGATGCCAGTTCTCTTTATTCATTAAAGTTAAATTATAATACCTTGCTACAAGAATTAGCAAATTCCTCTTTTAGAAATATAATTGCTAACCCGAATTTCAAGTATAAAAGAAACAATGCGCTGTTTGGTTGGGACGTTGACCCCACCTTAAATTATACAATTAACGATTCTGATACTACTTTTTTCTTTAAAAGATCTGACATCAATAACAACGTTTCTCAGGATATTACTGTTAAATTAAAACCTAATTCAATATATACACTTTTGGTTTATACTAAAGCTAGTACACCGGTTCAGTTTAGTGTTGTGTCTAACCAAGCTCTGTTGTCTCCACCGGTGTTTGAATTGTTATCTGATAGCAATGATCTGCGGTATGATATATCTCAAATTACCAACAATTCGCTAGAATATCAAAAAACAATTTTACGGTTTAAAACAATAAATAGTGCAAGCTTGGTTGGCCCAATAAAATTATTTATAAAAAATTCCGTTGCCTCATATGATACTGCATACCCTGACCCGAACCAAGTGTTCCCGTGTAGTATTAAAAGTTGTTGTTTATACGAGGGTTATTTAGAATTAAAAGATATTGATTCAAATTCTTTTTTTGAAGATTCTGTAAAATTTAATACCGCAACATCACGATGGGAAATCTGCAATAATTCCACATTTGATACTTTAGCAACGATCGATGACGTGAACGCAAAAGTTCAAGGATTAATTCTTAGAGCTCCTTGTTTAGCAGCAACCACAGGCCCAATTATACTAGATGGAACTCAGGTAGTTGATGGAGTACAATTAAATATTGGTAGTAGAGTTCTGGTTAAAGACCAGGCTGACGCTAGACAAAACGGTATTTATTTAGTATCTGATTCGGTTTGGCCCAGATCACCTGATACTGATCAGCCAGGCGATCTAACATTTGGCGTTTTTACATTCGTTGAACAAGGCACAGTGAATCATGACAACGGTTTTGTTTGTACATCAGATGATCCAATCACTATTGGTGTTGACCCAATTACATTTGTTCAATTTTCAGGAGCTGGACAAATTGATGCAGGTGATGGACTTACAAAAACCGGCAACAGACTTAACGTTGCAACTGCTTCCACAAATCGCATAATCATAAATGAAGATTCTATCGATTTGGCAAGATCTGGTGCGTATCCCGGAACATACGCTAGTGTTACCGTTGATGAATTCGGAAGAATAGTTGTTGGGCATAACCCAATTCCACCAGATCAATTGATAGATTTTACTTTAGCAGATAAAGCAATAAATACGGAAGATTTAATATATGCAACATTATTGGAAAACCAACCGTATCACAATTGTTATTTTAATGAATTTTCTGATATAAATTCGTTAGTACTTGGTGGAGAACCGGTTGCAACATTTGATGCAACAGCGTTAACTATATCTGGGACCGGTACAATTATTAATGGCGTGCCGATGCCAGGTTCATCAGTTATCTCATATAACATAATAACCCCAGGTACTCCAGCATTTAATGATTTTAAAGTATTAGTAAATTCTAATTCAGCCGCATCAAAAATAACAATATATTATTCTTTAGATGGTGGAACTACATGGGAAAAAATTATAAGAATAAATGAAAACGTAAACGTACCTAGTGGAATTCTTTCGCTAATGTTAAAATTCGTTTGGAATGGCACTGAAAGTATTCGTTCATTTGGTGTTTTGTATGATAGTTATTCTGCATTAGATCAAAATATTTCAAAAAAATTAACAATAGACGTTGATTCCACTGTCGGCGGAACAGTATCACCTGATAAAACATTTGTTGTTAATAAAGGGGAAGTTGTTTCATTTGATATAACTCCCCAAACTGGTTATAAATTTCAATTGTTTGAAGGTATATCTGGTAAATATTCTGATTCTAAATTTATTACAGACCCATTTGAATCTTCGGCTAGAATCACACCAATATTTCAATATGACGGAGTATTACCACAGTATCAAATTACTTTACCGGTAGTTAGCAACGGGGCAATATACCCGGCATTAACTCAAATGGTTGCTCAGGGTGGTTCAGTTTCGTTGGAATTAATTCCGGATGATGGTTATATAATCGGTAGTGTTTCAGGCGGCGGTGGAGCATTATACGGTAATATATATACCATTGAAAATGTTCAATCAAGTATAACTATTTCAGCCAATTTTGTTGCTGCACCACCGCATGAAATTTTAAAAAATATAGATTTTACAGCAGATGCTAACTCAATCTATTTTGTTTCAGCAAACATTACTGTTACATTACCGGCTACACCGGTTATTACTGATGTTATTCAAATTGTCCCGGTGAATGTGATTGGTATTACTATTTTAGGCAATGGGCAAACAATTATGGGTTACCCCGACTTAGTAATGGATAGACCAAATGCATCAGTTAAGTTAATATATACCAATCCAATTACAGGGTGGAGATTACTATAATGTTAATGATTAAGAGAACTCCTGGGAATTATTTAAAAAAATATTTCACGGCAGATGATATTATTTATGATTTAACGCGTGAAGTTGAGTCATTAAAAGAATTAACAAAAAAACCACAACCGTTTCAAAAAACCCTGTCTATTAACCCAGGCGCGCATGGAACAATTAATTTATATGATAGACCACAAACAGTATATTTGAATATGTATGAACCGTTTGTTTTATCAATTTTACCATTTGCTGGATACTCGCTTAGTACCGTTTCAGTGAATGGTGTACATGTTGATCCTTTAACAAAATTTTCATTGTTTATCACTAAAGATTATTCTGTTTCTGCCACATTCGTAAAAAATCGGCCTGGTGATATTGGTACTGCCGTTATCGGAGATACTTTCGTAATTTCTTAAAGGGTCATAACAGATTATTCTGTTTCTGCCACATTCGTAAAAAATTAGTTTACAAGTGCCGACATTTGATATACAATATATTATAAATTAAATTGGTAGAAACTATCATCTAAAACAATGGGGTGCATGATTGGAAAAGTTAATCGAAAAAATTAAAAAATCAAACTCTGCATACCGTAAAGGTAAACCGAAGATTACCGATGAAGAATACGATGGAATGTTAACTAAATTACAAAGTATGATGAAATCATCTGAGTTTGAAACATTCAAAGCTCAATTGATGGAAGCTCCTGGAAACATTAAACATAAATATATAATTGGTTCTTTAAACAAGCTCAAGTATGAAGATGAAGATTTGTTTAAATGGTTAGAAAAGCAGGACTTTTATTCAATTGTGGTTTCTGATAAAATTGATGGTTGTTCGTTTGTAGCTAGATATGAAAATGGAAATTTAGTATCAGGTGCGACTCGCGGTGATGGTGAAACCGGTGTTGACATTACTAATAAGCTTCGCTACATTTTGCCAAACTCTATTCCGAGTACAAATTCAATTTATTTACGTGGTGAATTAACGTTAACAGATAATTCTCACGTTGAGCTTGGGTTTAAAAACAGAAGAAACGGTACAGTTGGATTGATAAATTCTGATACAATCAATCCAGAAAAACTTGCAAAAATTAAATATTATGTTCATCAAATTTTAAATTTTGATGATATGATTATGGAAAATCAGTTTCACTGGTTAGATCATAATAAATTAGATCGTGTTTGTTATCAGGTTTTTAGAGTTGATCAGACAATCGGTGATCACCTTAAAGTTTATTTGGAACAACGAAAAATTAAATCTCCATATGATATGGATGGTTTAGTCATAACAGGCCCGAATTGCCTGAATGAACATACGTATTATCCAGATAAAAAAGTAGCATTTAAAGTTAACTCTGAAGGTATTTCAGCTGAAGTAATTGGAATTGAATGGAAAACTTCAAGAGGTGGATTAGTTAAACCTGTTGTAATTATTACACCAACTGAAATTGATGGTACTACTGTTTCTAGAGCTGCTGCATTCAATGCAAAACATGTTCAAGAACAAGGTTTAGGCAATGGAGCAATCGTAAAAATTATTAGATCAGGCGAAGTAATCCCAAAAATCATTAGTGTGATTAAACCAGCTCTGCCGCATCTTCCATCTACCTGCCCGGCATGCGGTACTCCATTAGTGTGGGATGGTGTAGAATTAAAATGTAAGTATGATGGCTGCGCTGCAGTTTCTATTAAAAAACTTGAATATTTCTTAAAAACATGCGAAGTCGATGGAATATCCGAAAAAACTTTAGATAACTTTGGTTTATTCACCTTTGAGGATTTGATTGAATTTGTTCCTGATTCTAAATATAAACAGCAAACCAGTTTATACAATCAGCTACAGACGAAAATATTTTCGTTAGAAGCAATTGATTTACATTCAAAACTTCCATTTAGCGGAGCTGGTGAAGCCACTATTGATAAGATGGTGGAGTTTTACGGATTTGACGAAATTAACGCTATGTTATTTGCAAAGAAGATGCCATTAACATTCCCAGAAGGTATTGGTCAAGTTACTTTAGCAAAGCTTAGAGATTCATGGGTTGAGAATGTACGGATTATGCAGATGTTTATTGATGACCCACGGTTTAAGCCAGTAATCAAAGTTAAACAGGAAGCAAAAACTGAAGCAAACACTAAATTAGGTGGGAAATCATTTCTTTTAACCGGAACATTGTCAAAACCTCGAAAAGAAATTGAATCCATGATTATTGAAGCTGGTGGAATAATTTCCGTAAGTGTTTCAAAAAAACTGGATTACCTTCTGGTTGGTTCTTCACCCGGATCTAAACTCGATAAGGCTAAAACGCTTGAGATAAATATAATTAGCGAATCTGATTTAAATGCAATGATCAAAGGATGATTATGAAAAAATTTAAAGATTTTATTGAAGAAGGTATTTCACCAGACCCAAAAGCTAAACAAGGTAAATTGTATACTAAGCAAGAGGCCGCAGAATTTTGGGATATTGATGAAGCTGACGTAATTTTATCAGATAGAAATAAGAAAGCACCAGTTTGGGTTAACGATTTGACATCTAAAACTATTTTGGCAAAAAAGTAAAAAAAATATTATATTTTGAAAGGACAAATCACGATGGTATCATTTAAACAAATTTTAGAAGCAGCACAAGAAAGCGAATTGGTTTCAACTCTTAACGACATTTGGGATGCATATGTAGAAGAAACTGGTGATACAGAAGGCGAAAACTTTGACGCTGGATTGACAATTCTAATGGGTTATGCTTCACTAATTCCAGCAAATGTTGCTTCACAAATGGTTGCAGATTTAGAGGATGTATTCTTTGATGAAGATGAAGAAGACGAAGAAGACGACGAAGACGAAGAAGATGAGGATGAAATCAAGGAATCTATCACTAAGTTAGAAACACTTGAGGAAGCTGGTAAACTTACAAGAGCACAAGCAAAAATGCTTAATAAGAAAAGGGCATCCTTGGCTGGTTCTAATCGACGAGTTTCAATCAAAAAAGGCAAAATTGATATTCATATTGTTGACCGCGCACGTTCAAAAATGATGAAAGGTTCTTTAGGAAAGAAAATGCGTAAAAAAGCTCACACGGGAAAAGCAATGAGAGCTGCTCTTAAGACCAAGAAGAGACGTGGCGAACTGTAAACTAGTTTTTTTACTAAAATACTGCAGAATGTAAAATTTTTAGTTTACATCAAAGTTAAAAGGGTTTAGAATAAAATTAAGTTCTAAACCCTTTTTACTTGTAAAGGCTCTATCATGTATTGGTTCACATCCGATCAACACTTTTCGCATTCAAATATTTTGAAATATTGTAATAGACCATTTGAAACAGTCGATGAAATGGATAAAACTATTATTTCAAATTTTAACTCTAAAGTTAAGCCGAATGACATTGTTTATCATCTTGGTGATTTTTCATTCAAGGATCCTAGACCATATCTAAATCAACTAAATGGTAAACATCATTTAATTGTAGGCAATCATGATAACCGCTCCAGCCTAACGTATTTTAAATCTGTTGAAACATCTAAATTACTGAAATTGGAATTTGGAATTTTAATTTATCTTTCGCATTACGGGCATAGAGTTTGGCCCAGTTCGCATCACGGTTCAATTCATTTATATGGACATTCTCATGGGAAATTACCGTCTTTCGGCAGATCATTTGATGTTGGGGTGGACTGCAACAATTTTCAACCAGTGTCAATTGAAGAAGTAATAAATACAGCTAAACGGTTAAAGCCAATAGTCATGTTTTGTTCAGACCCACTAAAACAGTTCAATGAGGATTCCAATGAAAACCTTTAAAGATTTGTTCACTGAAGATATTTCAAAAATCGACATGATTAAACTTAACATGATTGTATCTTATTTACAAAATGCATCAACCGAAATTAAAAGTGGAAAGCCAATTAAAAACAAAAAAGACATTGACAAAATAAACAATTGTTTAAAGGGTATGTCTGGTTGCGCTGCCAAAATAAATGAGATTGTAACTTCTGCTATATGATCAAATTTAAGGACTTCATTAAAGAATCTAAGGAATTGCCGAGCAATAAATATATCGATGCCGTTATTGAAGATAACGAAAAGGTGTATATTTTAATCGGCGGAACTCTCGGTGCAGGTAAATCAACTTGGGTAACCAGCCACCTCCCTAATGTAAAATTGATTGATGCTGATGAATTCGCATTAGAATTAGCTAACGGCGATACATCGAATGAAAAACTTAGATCAGTTGCAATTCAAGCAATCAAGATGAAACAGGCTGCTGTAGAATCTGCTTTAATGACTGGAACAACCTTTATAGAAATGGGAACTTCTGCGAATTCCCAGTCTACTTTAAAGAAAATTCAAAAAGCAAAAGCTTTAGGTTTCACCACTCTGTTTATTTTGATTGCAACCACCCCAGAAGAAGCAATCAAAAGAAACCACCAACGTATAGAATCTGGACAGCGTGGCGTTTCACCTGAAAACGAATATAGAATTTATCAGGCGTACGATGATGTTAAGAAAACCTTCTCAGTTGTAAAACGATCAAACTTTTTAGATTTTTACTTCAAAAAATAGTTTACTTTCTCCAAAAAATGTAATATAATATATCTATAATTGAATTTGCGGAATCCCTATCAGTCGTGAACTGGGAGGATGCCAAACTGAATGGAAAACTAATGAATGTATATATCCCTTCTTATTTAGGTAACTGCGATAAGCGACCTATCCGTGAAAAAGCCCTCTCTACTCTTTTAACCTGGTTACTTCAAAATGAATCAATTAGGATTACTATTCTTGCACAAGAATGGTTAGAAACCGATTTACCAAAATTCAATATTTCCAATAAAATTAACATTATTCATGGTATGCGAGCTAGGGTTGGTATTAACAGAAACATAATGTTAAAGATGTTTTATGAAACCAATGAAGATTATGCATTTTTCATGGATGATGATGCGTTGGGTTTAATTAGTAACACTGATATGTCTTTTTGGGAATACCTTGACAAATATGTGTTTCCATTTGCTGATAAATGGGATTCATTAAATTTCAAAAAGGCTATGTATAAAAATAAAGTAATTAAAAACAATGAATGTTTTTCAATTTGGACACCTACAACTGAATTATGTACTACCATGTTGTTAATCAAAAATTTTAAAAAGAAATTTAACTTAGAATTTTATTTTGATGAAACATTGGATGCGTTAGAAGATCTGGCCTTAGGGCTTGAGTTATCTAGGTGTGGTTTAAAAAATTACTTAATTGAAAATCCGTATTGTGCTGAAGTTCAATTGTCTATTATGTTTAAAGATAGGGAAGACCGAACTCAACGAAACAAAAAAGCTAAAGCAGATATTAAAAAACTGTTTGATAGATTTGAAAATTCTAAACATCTGTTAACAATTGCTACAAACGGGTCGATATTAAAGTCTAAATTTGAACAAAAATTTGTTGCTCATCCAAAACGAATTATCTATCATGATTCCGATGAGTGGAAAATAAAGGAAACCTTAGATGACTTCATGTAATTTTTGCAACTTGTTCGATTTTGATGGAACGTTGTTCAATACAACAGATGCATTGTTCTTAGCATATAAACAAGCCATGTTTGAAATTGTTAAAAAGAATTTAACTAAAGAGGCTTGGTCTGATAATTTTGGGAATCATATTTCGTGTATATGCAAAGAGCTTGAAATAGATGAAGATGATACAATTAAAATTAGAAAGTTAAAATATAAAAATTATCCTGATAATTTTTTAAACTCAATTACTAAAATAGATAAAATGATTCGGGTTGCTTCTATATGCAAGCACAATTATATTGTATCATCTACGGAAAAACCTGTTATAATAAAAATATTACAATATAACTCATTGGATAATTTGTTTGAAGGTATTTTTGATTACTCATGTTCAACTAAACAAAAACCACATCCAGAACCGTATTTAAATGCAATAAATACACTTAACTTTGATCGGTATAATATATTTGAAGATTCTACGGCTGGAATTCAATCAGCCATTGAAACAAAACAATTGCTAACTGGTAAACAAATTAAGTTATTTAATCAAAAGGGGATGATGATAGCATGAAAATATTGAAGGGTGGCTCGTTTGCTACAATCAGGCTAGATGAATCATCTCAATTGGTATATAAATTTGCTCAGTTATCTAACTTGTCCGCATTTTCGCAACTCAAAGATCAATATGTATGGATGAAATTCCATAACAAATACACTCCGCAAATCATATCAGACGGTTTTGAATCTGGCAATTATTTTTATGCAATGAAGTTCGTAGATGGTGAATCATTAAATACATGTATTACTGAAAAAAATATTGAAAAATTGATATCTGTAGTAGATTTAATAAAATCAGAACAACATTTTATAAATCCAGCAAAATCATTTGAAATTTATATTAATAGATTAAAATCGCATATTTCAAATCTCAGACAGTATACACAATTCAATTTGATGATGTCAAATGATTATTTTTTGGTTGATGGTATTAAAATTAAAAATATTGACTTCATAAAATACTTTGAATTACTTCAAAAGAATATTCCATATTTTAATGACAATTCATCGGTATGCCACGGAGATTTTACTCTAGAGAACATTTTTCTTAAAAATGATGAAATATTGCTGATAGATTCTAATTATATTTTGGGCGGTTGGAACTCATTTCTTCTAGACTTATCTAAGCTATATCAATCGTTACACTTTTTTTACGAAGAATCTTTTAATAATGAAAATTTTTCGATGGTTCAAGATAAAGAAACCGTAATAAACATTGGGGTTTCTTCAGCTACTAAAATAAATGCTTATAATTTTCTAAAATCTAAATTAAATGACATCCATTCATATTTGTTGTTGCTGGAAATTTCACATTACATTAGAATGCTGATCTATAAATTAAAAATTTCCGATAACGATTTTTATACAGCATACGTTAGAATGTGCCAAGTATATCAAGAATTGGAGTGTGAACTATGAAAATAAAAAAAGCGATTATCCTGGCGGCTGGTGCATCAAAACGGTTTGGTAAAAATAAATTAGAAATTTTGATTAAAGGTAAAACATTACCACAGTACGCAGTTGAATTTTGTATTGCAAATGGCATGAATGAAGTATGCATTACAATTTCTAAAAAGGATTTTTATATTAAAGATTATTCAACGTTGATGCATCCAATCATTGAACAGTTAGAACAATACAAGTTTTTGATTGATGTAAAATATTCGTTTCAGAATGAGGATGAATACGGACCTGGCGCTGCATTAAAGGTTTGGAAAAATTATATCAAAGAACCTTTTATTACTTTGTTTGGTGATAACTTTTACCACGGCACTTTAGAGCAGTTTCAAGAATCCGATTGCATAGTATCGTATAAATCAAAAGAAGAAGATGCTAGAAACCTCCAACTGGCTGCAATAAAGAATAACATTATAATAGAAAAGCCACACCCATTCACCTCCGGAGATTTTTTCTGTGGTTTTGTTATTTTTTCACCAGTAGTATTTGATAATATTGAAAATATTTCAAAATCGGATAGAAATGAATATGAAATAACCGATTTAATAAATTCAATTGCCAATCGACAATTTGTTGAAAACAAACTAACATGGGCTGATATAACATTTTCAGGTGATGAAGAAAATGTAGCAAAACTAATGGGTAATCTATAATGAAAAAACTAAACATTGGTGTAGGCAAACTTGGAAGTTCTACTTTATTCGATACTAAACGATGGTCTGCTCATGGCGGTTGTATGGATTCGCCTACAATGATAAAACTGTTGGCTAAATACAATCCAGAGCATACCTTTTATATTATTGGTAGATCAGATTTTTCTAGGTTAAAGCCTGAGCAACAGCGAGAAATAAATGTTAATGGAAATATAATAGATCCTTGGAAAGATTACACAAATGCTCAAGATCGTATTACCTTTTTGACGAATTGGTTTGATCAAAACAATGTTAAACTAGATACTGCTGCGTTATACCCCGGTCCAGTTTCAAGAGCAAATATACCAAACATGCTGCGAACAGTTAAAACCGGAGAATATGCAAAAGTTTTGTTTTGTTTTGAAAATTATGTTGGGCCAGTCATAGATTTTTTAAATAAATCCATGGTGAAATATTTTACATTAGTACCAGATCCTAGATATCATGCAATGAAAGCATGGGATTGTTTTAACATTGCAGAATTTGCCTTATCACAATATAATTCTGATGCGTTTAATTCAAAACATATAACGTCGTATGAAGATCATACATATATCAATACAAAAATAAAAACAATTTATTCTGGTATTGAAACCTTGTTTTTAACAGAACAGCAAAAATTAGATATTACATCAATGAAAAAAACAATACCAATGACTATAGTATTAAATGAGGGTGGCAACCACGGTCTTTGCCGTGGGCCAATGTTAAAAGATTATATTCTAAATCACGTTAATGATGTAAAAGTATATGGGAAATGGGATGAAAAATGGTTAGCCGATTCTAGATTTAAAGGACCAGTTCATATCAACTTGTTAGCAGAAGAACTCAAAGCTACAAAATCAACATTTATTATACCTATTCAAAAGGGCTGGGTAACTGCTAAGTTCTGGGAAATGAGTCATTATGGTATTATTCCGTTTATGCATCCGTATTATGATGAACAAGGCCACATCAAATGCCATGAATTGATTCGAACAAAATCTCCAGCAGATTTTAAAGAAAAATATAAATTAATAATGAATGATTCATCAATTTATAATGAAGTAATGGAATCTCAACAAAAACTATTAGCAAACAAATATTATAATGGACAATTTATCAACAATGTAGTAATGCGATCAGTTTATCATATTCTAGGTGAAGATCCGGCAAACTACAATTTAACAACTGAAAAAATAAATGAAATAAATAACTCTAGAATAATTGAATCAACACCAAAAAATTCTTCGAATTCATTGGAGAATTTTTTCTGATATAGGTGAACTAGTGAAAACGTTTAAACAATTTATTAGAGAAAATATGCAAGCAGGACGTACAACTGCCAAATATGAAGACAGTTTTAAAATATTTAATACAAAACTAGAAAAAATAAAAATAACGCTTTTCAAAAATATTAAGTTACCGGAAGAAGATTTGTTTTTTGCTGATTCTAGCTGGAATGGTAAATCACAGTACGCAGTAAAGTTATCACAAAAAAACTTTGATGTTATTAAAAATAAATTTGAATTAAATGATGGTAAAATTACAGTTGCAGGAATTACTATTAAATTTTTGTCATCTGGCAAAACTAAAAATGCTAATTCAGGCGGGCGATCATTAGCAAATGCAGGTGAAAAGGCAACGATCAAAGCAATACAATTATACGCTGCTGGAAAAACAGTTGAACTCCCCGAAGATACCGGTGAAGAACTATTCATCAATGATGTTGATTCTTTTTTGCGTTGGAAAAATACATTTGATTTAACCCCAAAAATTTTACAAAAAATAATCAAATCGCAATTGTCAGATTATACGATAGAACATGATGCATCAGGTGGAGAATTTTCTAAGCAAGTAGTAGATAAAATTGTAAAACTGCGTGGTGGTTCAAAGGATTCATGGAATCCAGCTGATATTTGGATTATTAAAAAAAATAAAATGCCTTATATGTTTGTGGAATTTAATAAAATATTTTCAATGAATCTTGACTCAGACATTAAAGTAAGTCTTTGTAACACTCTTATAATAGATTTATATAATAATGATATTCTTTATCCCGTGTCGTTAAAACAAATAACTTCTAAATCTGGTTCATTTGAACTAGCTAATTTATCAGAACTAGCTTCGCCGCCAAAAAATTATAATTATGAAATGAAAGCTTTTCCTTGTAATTTTGATTACGCAGATGGTGTATTCAAAACTAGGGAAATTGGTGTATTTACGGCATTAAATAAAGACACTGGCAAAAACTTGTTATTTCAGGTTAGAAACTTCCCTCCTGGATTTGATGTAGTACAAACTGAAATTACTTCATCAGGTGAACCCACCGGTGGCAGGATTGGTAAAGTTCCTACTGCAGTGATCGATAAAATTATGAGTGAATACTCATATTCACGTATTAAGAAAAAGAAAGAGTTTAACGGTTTCGAATGGGATTCCGCAGAAATAAAAAAATACAGCAATATGGTTCAGACAGTTGGTGGCAATAAAAAATATTTTGATGATAATATAGCAGAATGGCTTCACCTTGCTCAAACCGATTCACAAATAAAGGCAGATTTATCATGTAAAATACAAGGTTTAATCTTTTCTAATTTTTTTGCAGCAAATGTTAATCATATAAGTGATATTATGAATAAATTTTTGCTTGGTGCAAAAAAAATATCAAACGATTCTGGTTTTTTTATTAAAATTTATTGAGACGGGTGAACTAGTGAAAACGTTTAAACAATTTATTAGGGAAGATGTGCAAGCATCAAAAAGAGTTGGTATAGAACATGTATCTAAACTTAAACCACTCGAGTTCATTTCTTTTTGCAATTATTTGCAGGACGAATTGGGTGGAATAATTTCCCAGGAAAATGTAAAAATAAATTTAAAAATTGATGGATGTGGAGTTAGGTTTGGGGTAAACCCGGATTCTGGTAAACTGTTTCTTGAATCATCACATTCTGGCCCACAATATGATATAGGCGCATTTTCAAAATACACCCAAGAAAAACTTGGAAAATCTGATGCAATATCAGAATCATACGATGAAGTGTTAAAGGAATTGTCTCAGCAAAAGAATTTATTAGAATTTTTAAAAAATACACCAGTCAAAGTACATGCTGAATTATTATATACACCAAATGCAACGGTGATCGGCGATAAACTCCAGTTTCTTGTAGTTAAATACGATAAATCTGTTTTAGGAAATAAGTTTACTTTAGTTTGTTATAAAACGGAACAGTTAAAGGAAACAGACTTATCTGAAGAAGAAATTATAAAACAGTTGAAAACGTTCAGCACTCCAGATATAAAAATTGAAGATCAACGGTTACAATTTAATTCAATTGACATTTCATATGAAATTGGTAATTTTTTGCAAATGATAAATAAACAAAATAATATTGAACAAATTTTAGTATCGAGAAAACGTGAGCACCAACAAGCAAAGCTAGCCTTGATTGAAATCATACAGCAAGTTCAAGAAGATATTTCAAAAAAAATAATTTCTACTAAATTTCAGCATGCATTGGGTACTGATTCGATGGAAGGAATAGTCTTGTATTTTACCAATGGTAAAGTTGTTAAAGTTGTTACAGATGAGTACAAAACTGGAAAAGTTCAATTCAATTTAGATAGAAAAAACAAATGAGATTATTCAAAAAAAATTGAAGAAATAAACATCATATAAATCAATGATAGGGTAATCGTAATTATGAAAAATTTTAAACGTTTTTTATCAGAGGCAGTCATCGATGAATTCCAATTTTTCAATTCTTTATTGAATGATGAGATAACAGCCGCAGTCTTATATCTCAAGATTGCTAATTGTTTAAACGGCCAAGAATTTAATGCATTTAGAGAACAAATGAAAGAACACGCGGCAGATGAGCACCGGCATTTTACTGAATTGCTTGAAGCTTTTTCCAATAAATATCCGCAATTTGATTTTGACATCACCCTTACTAAAGACTTAAATCCACCAATTGATTACTCCGTGATCGCATTCACGCAGGGATTAGAAATAGATGCAAGAAACAAATATAAAAAATTGATCGAATATGCTGAAAGTATTCAAGATAAATCATTAGAAGATCTATTTAGAAAAATTCTAGCTGAAGAAGAAGGCCATTTCTTTGACGTTAACAAGTTAAAATAACTTTACACTGTTAGTAATTTGTTGAATCGGATTAAAATATGAATAATTTTAAAAAAACTTTACGCATGTTGACTGAGCAATTGAATACCACCGATTTAGCAATATTCACTGGTAGGTTTCAAGGTTTTAATGTTGGTCATCAGACTGCGATAAATAAATTAAAGTCACAATATAAAAGAACTGTTGTGTTTATTGTAGAAGGAAAAAATACTTCAGAAAATAAAGATCAAAATCCATTTTCGGCTGAATTACGAAAACAAATGGTGCAAGAAGCTTGTTCAGGTGTAGATGTGTATATTATACCAAATGGTTTTTTGCCAGGCGCAATTAAATATTTGGATTTAGTGAAACCTAATGAAACTGTTATAATATCTTCCGGTGAAGATAGAATTGATTCTTATAAAAGCCAGTTTAAAACAGTTCCTTATTCAGTAGAATTTATTCAGTCAGATCGACCAGCCGGTGTATCTGGTACTATGGCCAGAAAATCGTTGAAGGATAATGATTTTGCTGCATACAAAAAAGTAGCAGCCAAAGGTTTAGATAATAAAAATTGGTTTGATAAATTGAGGGAAGCCATCAAAACTGATTAAAATAATTTATGGTTATTTAATCCAGCTTAACTTACTGGAATTGGATAAATACTGTCAATGGGGGAAACGTATACTAATGCTAAAATTTAAACAATATATTAAATTGCACGAAGGTGGAAACCTGGTTCTTCAAACAGGTGAAGAAGCTCAAAAAATTAATGTGCTAAAGGTTGAAAGAACACAGATCGTTAGTATTGTTAAAACTGCATTAGAAGATTTAAATTCCGCGTTTAAAAAACAATTCGGCAAACCAATTTGGAAAGCTGTTGATGGTTCAATGGTATCTGGTTCAACCAGGTCATTTTTTAACAATAAAATATCTGATGCTGAATTCGCTAAGTATAAACAATTAGTTGGTGATTTGGATACAATGTACCCATTAGAGATCAAAGAAGATCTTGGTAATTTTTTAAAAGCATCTACAGGTAAACAGTTTGGTGAATGTATTTTTAAAGGAATTGGTGGTAATTCCGGTACACAATTTAACGGGATTTTAGAACTACCTAAACAATTTTGGGAACACGTTAGATTTGTTCAATTGGATTTTGAACCAGTAAAATTTGAAAATGATAAACCAACCGATTTTTCAGTGTTATCACATTATTCATCTTGGAATGATATTAAATCTGGAATTAAAGGTGTTGCAGTCAAACTGCTATATCGTGCTATTTTTTCAGATTTAGAAAAACTTGATAATTACGTTGTCCAAACGGCTACCGGCAAATTGTCAAAATCTGCTAAGTTTGAATCTGTAATTGGTAAATGGAAATTCTCAGTTGATTATGGCGTAAGACTTGGGTTTGAACCAGTCATGGATGAAAACGGCAACCAAAAGGTAGCCGGCGGTAAATTTGTATATAAAGAAACTGAAGCTGGCTCAGCCGGACAATATATTGATTCATTACCTATTATATTTGAAATGGCATTTAACAAAATTCCAGACGATGATGGTTTGCATAAGATGAAATCATTTGTTGGTGTTTTGGGTTTGCTAAGTTCGATGCCTAGCTCAAAAATAGAAAGTTATTTTGAAAGATTTTTACATGAACTTTGGTCACCAGGTGCTCAATCATTAGAAAGAACAGATTTTAAGAAAGATTTTGATGATAAAAATGCTGCTGTGCAAAAGTTTATAGAAATGTACCCTAAACTAAAAAAATATGAACCAACAATACAATCGATGTTAAAGGTTTACTATAAAGGTAAGCTATGATAAAAAAAGAAGCGGACGGATATCATGTTTATTCCGAGAAGGGTAAACATCTAGGTGGTCCGTATTCAAAAAAGAAAGCTGAGAAACGACTACACCAAATAGAATTTTTTAAACATCAGAATGAATCCTCATATGTTTCTTTTAAGGAATTCGTTGCATTGAATGAAGTAATCACTGATAGTTAAAAGGTAAAAATTGTTGGCTGATAAATACTATTGAACCAAAAACTTACATCACCGGGAAAATCTATGTCTCGTAAAAAATTCATGTTATGCGGAGTGATTGGTAAACTTGTAGAAAGAACCTGTTGTACTCAAGTTAAAGATAAAAAATGTACACCCGAACAAGCTAATGCTTGTCTTAAAACTATTTTAGAAAAAGAGGAAAGCCAATGTCAGATTTAAAAGATCTTATGGAATTATGCGAAGCCACCATTAACAAATCAGATGTTAAAGGTACTCAAAAATCACAAGTTAAATTGCTTGGGTCTGAGGCAATTGTAATAGCAAAACAAAATAAGTTTATTGTTCTAACTACTTCTGAAGGATCTGTTTCTATTCCACAAGCTAAATTTGCTGCAGTGCTTGATGAATTGATGAAATTTTCAGATCAGGAACAATGATAGAACTAACCAAATTACATAAAGAATTGTCAAAACATTACAAAGTATTTAAAGTAACTTCTGCAATAGACGAAGATTTGAAATTAATTAAAAAAATAAATATTTTGTTTGAAAAGTTAAGCAAATCAAATGACCCGACCGGCTATTTAGGCATCATCAATATTTTTACTATTTTGGGTAATAACCTTAAGATAGAAGAAATGCAAGAAATCTTTTTAGAATTGATTGATTTTAAATACCATCAGGCAACTTTATATTTGATTCATAACTATAAAAGTACCAATACTAAATCACTGGTTGAAAATTTATGAATTATGTTTTGACGGAAACATTATCTTCTACGTTAATTACTTGGTATGTGCTAAAACGGTTAGTATTACCATGGAAAGAATGGGATGCGTTTAAAGTTGGCATCATAGATGAAACCGGTAAAAAAATAAAACAGCCGGTTTCATCTGTTGAGCGTGATGCATGGACTTCATTTGACAGATTTATGTGGAACCTTAGAAAAATTTTAGAAAAATTTGTTGGCGGATCTCAACTCGCACATTATCTTTCTGCAATGTATCTATTACGTGATGATATAAATTTAAATGCTAAATACACAAACATATTAACAGAGGATTCAAATTTTGTAGATTTTAATTTAGAAAAACAAATTGTTATATTTGAATTTTTTAAGGAAATGGATAAACTTAACTTGAAACAGTTAAACGAGTTTGAGTTTGACATGTTTATGATTTTACCTTCTGTTAAATCGATAATTACTAAACTAAATATTACGAGTGAAAAAATATGTTAAGTAAAATGATATTAAGCAAAGTATTCACTGAAGATGCTTCATCTGCTGGTGATATAGCAGTACAACCAGGGGTAATCGGCCAAGATACACATAAAGGTATGCCGGTGTTTACTGTTGATTCATCTGAAGAATTTCATTCTTTTGCTAAAGGGATAAAAACTTTTCATAGATGGTTAAAACACACAAAGTCCGAAGAAATTAGGCAATGGGCAAACTCTAATCCTGGAAAAGATTTTGTAGTTAAACATTCAGAATACTTTATCACAGTAAAAAGACCAAAAGGAAAAAAGAATGAAAACTAGAGCAGAAGGAAATTGTTTAATAGCTGAATTAGAAACTCCTGGAGCATATTCTGCATTTAAAATGGGAGTTGCTGGTGATACAAGAAATTGGAATCGCCATCCAGAAACTGTTGAGCTTACACAACTAATGCAATCGAACGGCAAACAAGCGTATGTAGTAGTTCAATACAAAGATACATACACTAGAGTAAAATAATAGTTTACAACGCTACGCAAATGGTATATAATTAAACAATGAAAAACTACAAATATGCACCATACAGCTACAGTAAAATTTCAACCTTTTTTGAATGCCCCAAAAAGTTTCAGTTTAGATATATTGATAAAATCAATATGTTTAAACATAACCAAGTATTTGAACGTGGTAGTTTTTTGCATGCTACGTTAGAACACTACCCGAATAAAGATTTTAAATTCAAGTTTCATTTTAAAGAACTTGAAGAACAAAAAGATCAACTGGTTAACCTGGTTTATTCTAAAGTTAACGAAAACTCACGGCTGCAAAAAACATTAAACAATAGAGTTAAAGCCGAACAGCAATTCTTTTTAGATTTTGATTTAAAAGTAATCAAAAATAAAACAAATTGTTTATTTAATGGATATATTGATCATATTGAATATGATCAAGAAAATTCTGAAATAATTTTAATTGATTGGAAATCTGGAAAAACCAGAGGTCATTCATCATTAAAGCAACTTCATGATTATTCATTGTGGGTGTTTGAAGCATTCAAAAATATAAATACAGTTAGGCTTATGCTATGGTACATCGAGCAAGATGACCCTATAGTTGAAACTGTTATTTATAGGGATTCTTTGAATAAAAATCAATTGCTTGACAGAATTGATACAATAGAAAAAACAGAAAATTTTGAAATAAATAAATCTGAAAATTGCAAATGGTGTGATTATATTGATATATGTAACCCAACAAAATCAAAAATAAAAATGAAGCTTTAAAACTAGGAGATTATAAAATGGCAAAGTATGTAGTTGTTGCTCCAGACGGAATATCAGCATCAGTATCTTCAAATTATGGTTCGGCAACGTACAATCATGGTGAAATTTCATTTAATGATAATTTAGCTAGAATGTTCCCGTCTATTTTTGTTAAAGTCGATGAATCTGCGTTTGAAAAAATAGTAACTGAACCAATTGCAGATTTAAAGGAAACTATTTCAGAAGTTTTTACTGAAATTGGCGAAATGTTTGAGGAATCAACTGAACCCACTGAACCTGTAGCTGAGGAAACTGTTGAACCTGTAGCTGAGGAAACTGTTGAACCTGTTGAACCTGTTGAACCTGTAGTTGAGGAAACTGATACTACGGTAAAGCAAACTTCTTCAAAAGATCGTAAGAAAAAATAATGGCAATTTCACCTAGAATATATTCTAAAGAATCGTTAAAACAATATATCTTTAGAAAGTTAGGTTCGCCTGTAGTCAACATCGAATTGACTGATGACCAGCTTGATGATGCTATTGCGGATACTCTTGATGAATTTTTAATTAGGGCATACTCTGGAATAACAGAAACGTTTGTCCCGATTCAATTAAAGCAAGGTATTCAACAAATAGTATTGCCGTATGATGTATTTGCTGTTTTATCAGTCAATTCAGCTTCAATGGGCGGCATCGGTTCATCTGCTGGTCCTTTAACCAATCCATTTCATATAAATCAATTTATTGCAGCTGATTTGTACAGCGGCGGTGCCGGTAAAATTGATTTAGTATCGTACGAATTAACATTTGAAATGATTGAAACATTAAATCTTTTATTGGGAAATAGAATTACATTTGATTTTAATACTAATTCAAAAGTTTTGACTATCCATGATAACATTGTAACAGATACAAATTCAATATTACATATTTATAAATTGTTAACCCCAAAGGAATCTTTAAAACCAAACCCTAATTATAACCCATTAGATCCAACTTCACCACAGCAGTTAATGACTGAAGAAACTAATATTTATGATAATAAATGGGTAAAACGGATGGCATTAGAACGTGCTAGATATCAATGGGCTGTAAACCTAATGAAATACGAAGGTTCTGTGTTACCGAACGGTGGAACAATCAATTCATCCGGAATAATGAGTTTAGCGGAATCAGCAATTGAAAAATTGTTGGTTGAATTATCAACTGAATGGGAACTTCCTGCAGATTTTTTTGTTGGTTGAATCTATTTTAAAGTTACTTTATTTAAAGGGGGGTCAAATTTATTTTTTGACCCCTTTTTGTTGAGATAAATAATTATATGAGTGATCCTAATACAAATTTTGCATTCTTCAACAAAGCCATTAAACCACCATTTTTATTTAATCAGGTATATGATATAAATGGTTCTAATGAAGCTTCGCTGAATCTCAGTCTATACACTGAATTTACTTTTTTGTATGGTACAGATATTGTATTTATAGAACGAGACCCAAACGAACCTGAAAACATTCTTGGTGAATTTTTGCAAAAGAAAATTTCTCGTGGCACTCCAATGAGATTGTTTTTAGAAGATACGGAACAATGGGGTGGTGCTGGTGATATATATTCAAAATTTGGTATTCAAATTACCGATGAGTGTACCTTGCATTGCCCAAAAATTACGTTTGATCAGGCTAGATCTGGCTTATTTCCAAAATATAATGATTTAATATATGTGGTAAAATCTAAAAAATTATTTGAAATAAAACATATTGAAGATGAAACTTCACCAGCGTTTTATCTTTTAGGAAACAGATCATGCTATAGAATTGATTGCAAATTGTATGTTTACGACCATTCTGAAATTGGTACCGATAGTTCAATTCCAATTGAGGTACAGGCGTTGGATAACATTATAAATAATCCAGCCACTAATACTGATTGGAATCCGCAAGAAAAAGAAGTTGAAAAGTTCAATTTGCCAATAGAAAATATTAAAGTTTCTGAACTTATAGTCGATACTGCTGAAAAAGATCCGCTATTAGGATAAACATAAAAGGTATTTAAATGCAATTTTTTGCAGATTCACATGTAACTAGAAAAGCTATTACTGCATTTATGGATTTTTTCTCAGATGTTAGTATAGCTAAATACAAATATGATGGGACAGGAATTCCGCAATTTCATAAATTGATCAGAGTTCCAATACAATTTGCAACCACCGAAAAATGGTTGCAAGTTTTAAAATCCGGATATTCAAGAAAAGGATTTGACCCAGATTTGCTTTCGCAAAATCCGGTTGAAATTGAATGGGCATTACCTAGAATGTCCGTACAATTGACTGGAATTACATATGATACTCAGCGAAAAGTTCCAAAGGCATTAAAAATTTCTGATTATGACGCATCTTATTCAACAGCTGAACGTAAAAACGTGTTTGCACCAGTTCCTTATAATCTAGAGATTGATTTAACTGCTATAACAAAAAATGTAAATGAGTTATTTCAAATAATAGAACAAATAATTCCGTTCTTCACCCCTTCACTTTCATTGGATATTAAAGTGTTTGATGATAAAGTTTCAGAATCAGTTCCGATTGTGCTTTCTTCCACTTCGGTTGATTTACCGGAAGAAACATCTGAAATGGATGAACGGATTTTTACTGCTACGTTTTCATTTGTTATGAAAACTAATTATTATTTACCAAAACGCATTGATAAATTAGTTACCAATGTAACTGATAATTTATTTGATGATGCTGGCTTACAAAAATTTGAATCATATGCTCAAACTGCGGTTTTACCGGCGGCTGTTGGTGATTATCCAGATATAATAAACACGGTGTTAAATCCAGTTACCGTAGAGAGAACTTGATAATGAATAGTGTTTCTAATTCATATATGACATTATTTGGTTTAACCCCAGCCGGTGGATCTTCGGATGCAAGATTCGTTATACCAAATGGAAGTCTTAAAAAATTCAAAAATGAATTATTGAATTATGAATTATCTTCAAATGATATTTTTGTTTGGTTTTTTGATGATAGGTTTGCGAATGAAGATTCCACGGACTACATGAACAGAAATATTTATGTTCAAACCGTCGGCAATGCAACATCAACACCTATAGTGTATCATAGATATTCCCGTGCTGGCTTGTATACAGTTCAATTGTTTCTTAAAACTGAAAAGACAATAATAACTGCTAAGCTGGATGTTCAAGTTGGGCACAACTTAGATCAGCTAGTGCTAGAACCTGCAACCGGTATTTATAATATAAGTAAAGATGTAGACATTAGATGTTCAGATGATTCTGCAATTATTTTTTACACGTTAGATGATACAGACCCAAGATTTATTATTAACCGAGGCATGTGGAATAAAGCCGGTTGGTTAAGCGATTCACAAACATTTAATAATTATTCAACCGATGATGTAGTTTTTTATAACGGGTCGCAGTATAGATTTACTGGTTTATTCTTAGGTATTTACAAAAATCCAGAACCAGAGGTTGACCCGTACTACACTAAATACTGGGAATTGAACAATATACTTAAATATTCAGCACCATTTAATTTAACCGCAGACAAAACTATAAAAGCTATTGCATATGCATCAAAAAACAAAATATTTGGTATAGTTGAAAGTCAAGTTCAATTCTTAAACGTTATTCCGGAAGTTCAAATTTTACCAGATCCTTCTGTTACATATTATCAACCAATTGAAATTTCAATTAGTTTATCAAATGATTCATTTGATAATTTTGACGTGTTGTACTCAACTACCGGCGGGGAACCAACGATTAAGTATGTTAGTCCAATAACGATAGATAGAACAGTTAACTTCAAATATGTTATTGTTGAAAAGAAATCCCAGTTCAAATCACCAGAATATTTAATCCAATACACCGTTAAAAATTATGTTTCAGATATTCAAGTTTTACTCAACGGTACTGATTTGAATTTAATAACAAGTTCTAATAAACATAGTTTGTTATTAAACGTTCAATCTACAGTATATGATCAATATCAATATATGTTTGATACTGATACTTATTCTGCAATTAATCCATTGATTGCACCAATAATTATTGAAAATGTAATAGAAGGAAAACATAAATTATATGTTCGTGGGACAAAGTCATCCACCGGTGAAGTTCAGCCTATACCAAATATATATACATGGAACTCTATTTTTAGTGTAAACCCAATTGAGCTTTTAACTGAAGTCCCTTATATAAATCCAGCTAGTTCAATAAAATTTGAATTTGCTCCAGCTGACTTGTTATATTCGTATAGATTAGATAACCTGGATTGGTCTGTCTGGGAATCTGTAACAGTTCCGTTTCAGCTAGACAATATTGTTGATGGTGTTCGTACTTTACAAATATACGGAAAGGATTTTGCTGGTAATATTCAAGAATTCCCAACCGTGTATACATGGATTAAAGATTCAACAAAACCAATAATAACTATTAATAATCAAAGTGGAACCTATACTGATTTAGTTCAATTATTTGTCAATATAACAGATAGTGTTTCTACAATAGACAGATGTAAAATCTGGTACACACTGGACGGGTCTGACCCCGCATTAACAAATATTTCAACTAAAATTTATGATATCACTAAAGGTATTTTAATACCGCCGGTTTCCGGAATTTACACAGTTAAAATTTTAGCTAGAGACGAAGCTTTAAACTATTCTGATATACTAACATCCACGTTTATTATTGAAATGGCGTATCCAGCAACTAAAACATTATATAGTTTAACAATTATTTAAGGAAAATAAACTAATGAAATCCAAAATGTTGGAAAATCTCGAAAAGAAGTTTAATGTTGCTACAAAATTGGCGGAAGATCTTGAGTTACTTTCCGTTGAAGTTGGTATACCGGACTTAGAACCAATTTCAGAAAATTGTGAAGAAATTACTGAAGTGTTTTCGTTAAGACAACTAAAACAAGATGCTGAATTGGTTCACCGGAATCTCAGATCTTTAGTTTTAAAAGGTCAGCGGATAATGGATCAAACTGATGCTTTAGATATTGCGGATTTAAAAGCTTCACAGATTGAATCATTATCTTCTCTACAGAATACAATTGCAAATAATTTAAAATTAATTATTGACATATATAAACAAATTGCTGAAATTGAAAAAATAAAAGGTACAACTTTAAATAAATTTTCAGGTGAACAGCCTTCAATGGTAAACACTGGTACCGTAGTCAATAATCAAATTTTATTTAATGGGTCGCCAAACGATCTATTAAACATTCTCAAATCTGATAAATAAAAATAACAATTTCAATACGAGGAAAAATAAATGACAAAACCATCGTTAATAGCAGAAGCAATTAATTCTAATGTTTTAAGAGAAGGTACCACTAGCGGTGATATAGCTACGTTTGGACCATTAATTATTCCATTAGTTGAAAAAATCTATACACAATCGCTGGTTTCACAAATAGCATCAGTTCAACCGTTGAACTCGCCGGTTGGTAAAATATCTGCTGTCATTTCTCATTATAGCGGATTCAAATCTGATGTAGATCAACAAATCGATTTTGTTATGGAAGGTTCAAACTTAAATTATAATCAATTTATTGAAAATTCTAGGGTAATAGTAGTGGATGGTGAATGGAATGTACCTGCAGACGAAGTACTCACCATTGCGGCAGGTCCAGGTGTTTTGCCTGATGGTTATATTTTTCCAAATGATCCACTTGTGATTGATGGAGTTCCGCCAATTGGTAAAATTATATATACTGGTTTACTTCCAGGCAGCTATGCTGGAACAGTTAAATGTTTATACTCAGAAAGTTTTGTATATGATTCATTAGAAAAAGCAACCGGGTTAGGTATACCAACTGAAACTGATTTGAATGCAGAAGGATTGTATTCTACCGATGGTCCATATAATAATGTTACCAAAAAAGCAACAGTTCTTTTAGTTACCAACTGGAATGATTCTATTGCTAAATACGACTTAATTTCATCCGCATCTATTACTACTGCTTCATCAATTATGTTGATACTAGCGAATAGAACATCAATTAAAAAGTATTTTGTGAAGTATACCGGAAATTTTCAGGGATATGATCCATCTAAACCAAATTATTCAAATTTTGGCCAAAACCAAGACTCAAACTCTAATATTAAATTTATCGATATTCAGACTAGAGCTGTTTTGGTTGAAACAAAATCAAGAAAAATAGCATCTGCGTTAAAATATGAAAAAATTCAAGACTTGAAATCAATATATGGCGAAAAATATACAGATGTGCTAAGTAATATGGTTGGAAAAGAAATTTCTTCTGAGATTGATATAGAAGTTATCAATTTTATAAAAGAGATAGCAAAACCAATGCCAGATATCAAACTAACTGCATCCTCGGGTATGCAATCTGGATTGTTTGATACTTCAAATGATTTAATAGCTCAGATTAACCTTGCTGTTGAGGATATAGTTCGTTCTACAAAAAGAAATAGAACAATGTTTGTTTTAGCTGATTCTGCCACAGTTGGTTATTTAAAAATTAACCCTTGGCATGTTACAGCTGAAACCAATGAAAATAACCCATACCGTGTTGGTAAAATTGGGCCATACCCACTGTTTTGCGATTTTTATTCATCAGACAATTATATATTAATTGGGTATATATATGATAGTGATGAAGCTGGTGATGCCGGTTTAATTTTTGCACCATATTCTCACACGATTCATGAAATCAAAAATGGCGGAGTTAACTTTCAAAACACGTTATTCACAATGAACCGATATGGTTATGTAAGAAATCCGCAAGATACTGGAGTTGGTATAGGCGATTCAGATTTTTTTAGAATATTCCGGGTAGATTTTACTGGTGAAACAGTAATGACTCCTGGTACTAGATTAACTGGTGAAACATATGATATTCTTAACTTAACCAAGTCACTTATAAGGGTAATTTAACATGAAAACATATTGCAAAGATTGTGAATGCTGGTGGTTTGATGCAGCTATGACAACAGAATTTGAAGGTGAATGCCATTTTTGGCCACCTGGAACTGATAAAGCTAGATTCCCAAGAACTAAAGAAGATTCTTTTTGTTTTCAAGGAATTCCAAAGGTGGTTCCAAACAAAAAAGATGAGCAACTATTAACAGAGGGCTAATGTCTTTACAAGATTTTGAATATGATATTTCCGGAAATAAAATAGCGTTTGATGGAAATAATAACATAAAATCTATGGGTGTTAGATTACCTTATACTAAGGCTCATTTAGAAGAATGGACCAGATGTAAAAATGATTGGTGTTATTTTGCGGAAAACTATGTTTACATTATAAATTTAAATGATGGTAAAATAAAACCAACGATGAGAGATTACCAAAAAAACATGGTAGAGTCTTTCATCAATAATTCGTTCAATTTAGTTTTAGCTTCTAGACAAATTGGTAAAACAGTTTCTACAACAATATTTTTATTACATTTTATTTTATTTAATCAAGATAAAAATGTTGCTATACTGGCAAATAAAGCTTCTACTTCAATAAAAATTTTACGTGAATTAAAAAACATGTATGAACTTTTGCCTAAGTGGTTGCAACAAGGTGTAAAAGTTTGGAACTCAGGTGCCATTAGGTTAGAAAACGGTTGTTCTATTTTTGCATCTTCAACTTCATCCAGTTCTATCAGGGGTGAATCGGTAAATGTGTTATTTATTGATGAATGTGCCTTTATTCCAGCGAATACTTGGGATTGTTTTTTCGAGTCTGTGTTTCCAACAATTTCTTCATCAAATGAATCTAAAGTAATATTTGTTTCCACACCTAATGGGTTAAATCACTTTTATAAATTTTGGAAAGATTCAGAAGAAGGCAGAAATAAATTCGTTAGAACAAGAGTAGATTGGTGGGAGGTTCCTGGAAGAGACGAGGTATGGAAAGAGAACATGCTTTCCACACTGGGGATTCAGAAATTTTCTCAAGAATTTGGTAACAATTTTCTTGGAAGTAGTGATACTTTAATTGAAGAAAAATCATTAACTAATTTAAAATTTTTGCCGGCAAAAGAAAATTCGCAACTACACCAGATAATTCCGGCAGGCTTGCATAAATTTTTAAATGTATACGAAGAACGCGAACGTAAAGCTATATATGTACTTGGGATTGATTCTTCAAGAATAACTGAGATTAGCTCAGGCGATGCCTGTTGTATACAAGTTTTAGATATTTCATGCATGCCATTTAAACAAGTTGCAACTTTTTTTGCAAAAAATGATTTTAATTACATGAAAATTCCACAGATAGCGTATGATATCGGGAAATACTATAATTGGGCAACAGCCTTTATTGAAAACAATGACATCGGACAAGAAATTTCAAACATTCTTCATTTTGATTATGAATATGAAAGTGTGTTTTTTCAAGATACTAAAAGATCCGGTTTTAGAACTACAAAAAAGACAAAAAGACTTGGGTATAATAATTTAAAGCTATTGGTTGAAAACAATAAAATTATTCTTAATGATTTTATTACAATTGCGGAATTGTCAACATTTGTTAGACATAAAGATTCATACAAAGCAGAATCAGGATACACTGATGATGCTACCATGGCATTGATAGCAGCTTTGTTTTTTATGCAACGGGCTGAATTTGAAGTATTTGAAAATTCAAAGCAAATGGCAGAAAAAATATTAGATATTACAGTTGATGACGACCTACCATCATTTGGTTTTATAGATGATTCAGTAGAATCCACAAATGAATTCAACTTTAACGAGATTTTTAAATGATAAAATTAAACATTGATGAATTTAAGAATAATGTAAAAGATTATGTTAGGGCAAACCGATTCACTATTACATTTGATGGTGATGTAGCTTCTAGGGTTGGTTTTTCTGACGAAACTTTGTATTATTCAGTAAAATCGGCATCTTTACCTAGTAAAACAATAACAGATATTGAACTATCTTGGTTTGGCCAACAATATAAGATTGGTGGAGATATTACCTTTGATGATTATACGGTTATCTTTTTACAAGATTATGACTTTAAAATTAAAAACAATATTGAAAAATGGTTACAAGAAGTTGCTAACCATAATGATGGTATCCGCGGAGAACATGACAATTATAAAGGAACATTAACTGTTTATCAATTAGGTAATGTTCAAGATGAGGTTCTTCGTAAATACAAACTCATTGGTGTTTTTCCAAAACAAATGAATGCAAACGAGTTATCAATGGAATCCACCGATTCTGCACAAGAACTTGAAGTTACATTCTCATATGATTATTGGGAACAGATAGCATGAAAGTTTTTGTTTTTTTATATATTTTTATGAACACTTTATTTTTGTGTGGTGATATAAGTTCAAATTCTGAAATACCAGCACCAGTTATAACAAAAATAGCTGTGGTGTATTCTTCAAATTTTGATACATATTTCAATGACTCAAACAAATATGATAAAACAAAATTTATTAAAAATTATTTAAAAAATAATGTTCAAGTAAGAAGCTGGTATTTGAATTACTCACCGAATTTGATAAAATCCGAGTTAGATATTAGAGCAAAACGAATAAACGATGAAATAGTTAATTGGCATCCAGACTTAGTAATATCGGTTGGCAATGAAGCATTTGAACACTATTTGGTAGAATACAATTATAAAATCACTAAATATAAATCAATTTTTTGTTGTTTAAATGATTATGCGTTTAAATCAATATATGAATCCAAAAATCTTAAACAATATAATAATATGATTAATGGCTCATTGTTTGTTATTGATTTTACACGATTAAAACGTTTTTTAACAGATCGCAATGTTTCCTGTAAAAACATTTATGTTATACAAAATTCCGAATTAAATACTAATTTAACAAATTCTGCAAAAGCTGCGTTTGGTGATTCTGTAGATTTTTATCTAGCAAAAACAGAAGCTGAGCTTACCGACTCCATTGAAAAAATTAATAATAAAGATGCCGGTATTATACTTTTAGTAAATCATGAGTTTAAATCTAAAGTATATAACAGAAATTTAACTAAAGCTGAAATTTCTTCAATATTCAAATATAAAAATTTTAAAAATCTAGAAATTTCAATAAATGAAAACATGTTGGATGAAACATTCGCTGTTTCATATTCACCAGGATGTAATTCATCTGTTGATATGAATCCAAACAGTAATTTTAATTTATTGATTTATAACACTTGTTTTAAGGGGAAAACCAGTTTAATAAATATAAGTAACGATTTTTATGTTAGTACCGCGCGCGTTAAACAGTTAAAATTTAATAACATTTTAAATAATTTAGAAGAAATTGAAAATGTCAATTAATAAACGCATAGATTATATTGCAATCAGTGTAATTGTTTTAATTACAATATATGGATTTAATTTTATATCAGAAATTGTTAAAAAAAGTTCAAGCGAAATAAATTCTAATGCTAAAATATTAGAAACAGTTAAAATAGAAAAAGTTTGTTTTGATTCATCTGCTGGTATAACTGAATGTATAGATGTAACTAATAAAGTATATAATGTATTGTTATATCAAGAAAATTCCAACGTTGTTTTATATTTAAAAACAAAGTAAAGGCTCTTAATACTATGGATTTTTCATTTATAATACATTCTATATTTTCATCTGAAGGTGGATCTTTGGCTATACTAGTATTGTTTGGGCTAGTATACACAGAATTTTTAAAACCTAAATTGGAAAAATTAAAAACATATGAAGAAACTTTAGAAAAATTATTAAATTCATTGCTTACTAAAGATGACTTTTTATTATATAAATCTACAACTGATGAAAATTTAAATGAATTAGTTTTGAATAAAATTTCGGATGAAGTTAATATTTTGCACAGTGATTTTACCGATCTTTGCAATAAATCAGAGGAAATAAAAGTACTAATCAAAAGCGGATTCATAAATGATATAACAAAAATAAAATCTATTGTGGAATCGATGCAAGAAAATTTATCAGTTCATGATGAAAGAGCTGGGTATATTGAAGATTCATATAATGAAATAGCTAAATTATGTAATGTTACTTATGACCTGTTGGAAAAATTGACCGTTGAATTTGAAAGGGCTGAATTGGTTAAACCAATTAGCCGAGTGAAACTTGAAAACTTAAGTGTTGCATCAAACGGTATTTCCCAACTTGCGCAAATATTTGAACAACTGGGTGCAGATAAAAGAACTAACTCGCGATTAAGTAGAGCGTTAAAAAGACAGGCAATTCATGAATAATTTTAATTTTAATTTAGAATTGGCAAAAACTATTATCAATTTGGAAGTTCAAAAAGAAACTTTAATTTCTGAAAACAAGATAAAAGAACGATTGTGTCCCTGTAGACTTAAATTATTTGATCAGTATGTTAAAGTTTCGCAGGCACTAGTTGTGAGGTTTACCGGTAAAGTTATTAAATTTCTTGAAGATTATAACAAAGAATTGACGAGGTTTGATGATCTTGAGAATTGGTATTATACCAATATGTATGATAATTTACTTAAGAAAGAAACTATAGAAATTAAAACGATTTTACTGCTTCGGCTTCTTCAAGATAAATTTGACGCAAACTTTTTTAAAACCACTGACATTAAATTTAAAAAAATAATTGCTGAATTTGATCCATCTAAAGAAAATTGCAAATTTAAAACAATTATTAACGAAATATATTCGGATATTCAGGATTGGATTGAAATTCATATTCTTGGTTTATTATCAATTCAATTGAACTGCGAACACATAAATGATTCTATTATTACAGACAACTCTGATAAAATTTTGGTTTATTCTGATGCTGAGTGTTTAGCATCAGAATCTTATAATTTAACTGAAGCCATACGGTTATATTTAACAAATGAAACAATTGAAGATGGTTCACCTTGTGATTACTTAAATCTGATTACACACTATCATACCGATGTTTCAAACATAAATTTGATTTTAGATTTTTGTTTAATAGAAGAAATGATTACCATTAAACCTTTTATGATAAATATATTTGAACGTACACTTGCCCGTTCTGAATTTAAATCAGTAAGCATAGCCAATTATGAAAAGGTTGATTTTGGTAAGTATTTAGAATTAGCTAAACCATATTTGGACAGGCCAAAATTATGAGTGTATTAAATTTATTTAAAACATGTAACTTTATACTTTTATTAAAAAATCAAAAAACTATTGAGTTAATGGTACAACAAGCAGCCATACCTGGATTTACAATAAATGAAATGCCTATGCAATGGCAAGCAATGAAAGATAAACGTCCAGGTGATTCTATTGATTATAACAATTTATCTCTTCAGGTTTTATTAGATGAAGATATGAATTCTTTTAAAGAAGTCTACAATAATCTCATTCTTTCACATGATCCAGTTACGAATAAATATAATTCGAATAGCGCATTATTTGATGGAACTCTATTATTAACTACGAATAAAAATAATATACAACATGAAATTAAATTTTTTGATTGTTGGGTTACTTCACTTTCAGATATAACATTACAAGCGGATTCAGCTGAAGATGAGCAATTGGTAATGACAGTTGACATAGTTTATAATTATTTTGTGTTTAAATAGTTTACTTTTTTGTTTTTTTGATTTATAATATAATTAAGTAAAATAGTATATGCTTATTGCAGCATTATTCTGACCATATAACGGAATAGAAGCAATTCTGACCCCAGTGGCGGAGGGTCGTTTAAGAAAGAGTTGAAAAATCCATTTCAACGATAACGGACCACATGGTGTGAACAGAGTCATATGGGATTCTGTCCAAAATTCATCGTAGCTGCGACAAAGAAAATTACAAGCCGGTCGCCGATCGTGTACACAGGGGAAAAATGTGTGCAGTAACGGATAAACGAGTTCAATGTGATGCTTTAAGCAGTAGACACTTGGGAGTTAGTTCCAAGATATCCGGCCTGGTCTCTCCGATATGAGATGCTCGATAATTAGCTACGATGAATCTTTTTCTATCTGGTAACGAAGTAATAACTAGATAACCCCAATTGCGATATTGATTGTTTAATTATTCTATATCACGTAACGGCCGTAATCCGCTTAAAATTAGGGAAATGACTTGAATAATTCTAGATTTTATCAAATTAAAAATTATTATTCTCATTTAAAAAATCCACACAAATACGTTGGTTCTACAAGAGTTATTACTTGCAGATCTTCCTGGGAAATAAAGTTTATTAAATATTATTTAGATGTCAATGACAATATTTTAGAATGGACATCTGAAGATTTTGTTGTTCCATATATATGCGGAACTGATGGCCGTGAGCATAGATATTTTGTAGATTTTTGGTTTAAAGCAAAAACCACAGACGGATCAATTAAAGAATTTGCTTGTGAAATAAAACCATTTGCAGAAACAATGGAACCTAAAGTACCAAAAAGAAAAACAAAAAGTTATATTGATAGAATAAAAACTTACATAAAAAATCAGTCTAAATGGAAATCTGCAACTGCCATTTGTGAATCAATGACCAATTCAGGTCGAACAATCAATTTTATAATAATAACCGAAAAAGATTGCCCTTTTTTTCTCAAATAAATAAACATAGAGGAAAAAATGCCAACATTTATTAATAAAGCAAAATTAAAATTTACATCTATATATTATTTTAGATATAATCATCCAACTTCTAAATTACATGTTTGGGATAAGGCACCTTTAATAATTCCGTTGGACGTGTCATCAAAATCATTACTGGCTGTAAATATACATTGGCTTCCAGCAAAAATTAGAATGCAGTTTATTAAAATGGTATTAGATATTGCCGAGAAGGTAACAAAGGGTAAACAAACAAAATTATTACCACGATTATATTATACAATGATAAAATCTGGTAAATTCAATTTTGCAAAACTTGCAATAAGAAGATACCACATTTCCGGAATTACTTCCATACAAGAAATTATTCCTGATATGTGGCCAGCATTGAATCCAAACTCAGGTAGATATAAAGCAAGAAAGACCGAAAGGAAATAATTAAATGTTTGAATATTTTAAACAAAAATTGGGCAGCTTGATGGTGGAATCACTAAACCGAGATATATATTCTTCAAAAGAAGCTCAACTTGAACAATTAAAGAAATCGTCTCAAACTTCAACCCAGGATAATATTGAATCATCATATATTTCGTATGATCCATTTTCAAATTATACATCAAATATATTTTCTGAAGTTGAAAAATTAAAAACTCAAAACGATATGATTTTAAAGTGGCGTGCTGCTGCACTAACGGCAGAAGTTGATGAAGCTTTAGAAGACATTTGTAATGAAGCAATTATATATGATGAAGAAGCACAAGTAATCGACATAAATTTAGAAGATATTGAAATATCTCAAAATATAAAAGATAAAATAAGTGATTCATTTGAAAAAATAATGTACCTTTTAGATTTTAACGAACGCGGCGATGAATTATTTAGGCAATGGTATGTAGATGGAGTATTAACATTAGAATCAGTTTATAATAATTCAAAAATAAAAGATGGAATACAAAAATTAATTTTACTTTCACCGTTTAATTTATTCAAATATAAAGATAAAAGGGATGGAGTATTAAAATATTTTTATTGCAAAAATGCAAGTTATAATTTAGTTAAAGATATTGATAAAGCTGACCAAGTATTTTTGGAAGATCAAGTAACTCAAATAAATTCTGGTATATGGGATTTAGGAAAACAATTACCATTAAGCAGTTTACATAAATCAATGAAAATCCTTAATCAATTAAATTTGATTGAAGATTCTTTAATCATTTTCAGAATTACAAGATCGCCCGAAAAACGAGTATTTTATATTGATACTGGTAATTTACCAAAGGGTAAGGCTGAAGAATATGTACAAGGTCTTATTGCTAAGTTTAGACAAAAAAGAATTTATAATACAGACACTGGTACTGTAGAAAATAAATCAAAACAAATAAGTATTCTTGAAGATTTTTGGTTTCCAACACAATCCGGCGGCAACGGAACTTCACGTGGTACTAAAGTTGAAACTCTCCAGGGACAAAACCCAGGGTTTAATTCTTTTGAAGATGTTGATTACTTTGTTAATAAATTATATAAATCTTTAGGAGTTCCGCTTTCCAGAAAAGATAAAGATTCAAGATTGCAGATAGGGTCTGGTATTGATATCGAACGTGAAGAACTGAAGTTCTTTAAAAAAATCGTTAAACTGCGTAGAAAATTTAATAATTTATTTGTTGATCTTTTGAAGAAGGACCTCTTATCTCGAGGGATAATGTCATTATCCGATTGGTCACTAATTCAAGAAAAAATTAAATTTGATTATGCTAATTCAAATGAATTTTCTACGTTAAAAAAATTACAAATGATGGATATAAAAATTGCATCGGCTAATTCAGCAGCACAATTACTTCAAGATAAACTTTTATCTGTTGAATATATTCAAACTGCAGTTTTAGGATTAACCGAAGATGAACGTAAAGCTATTGAAAAATCAAACAAAGAAAACTCAGCCGAATCAGAAGAACAAGAAGCACCGGAAGAACCGGAACAACCAGAAATGAAGCCGGCCGATTCTGAAAAAGCTGAAGACAAAGTCTCAGATGAAGCCGAATCCGAATCTAGCGACGCTGGTGAAAATAAACCTATGCCAAAATTAAAGAGAAAGAAAAAATTACCAGAATCAATTTTAGATAATTTGAAAGATGGTGATATTCTAACAAATGGCAATGATAAAGTTAAATTTGAATACGGAGTCTTTAAAAGGATATGAAAACTCTAAAGCAAATAGCGTTGGAAAAGCAATTGTTAGAGCTGAATTTTAATTTTGATGATTCTGTAACACCATCAACAAATTCTAAATCTAGTGTATTAGATAATTGTATTTTAATACGTGAAGAAGCTCAGCCTAAAGAGACAATTGAAACTATTAATATACCCGGACCGCAAGGGTTACCTGGTCGAGATGGGCGGGACGGTGAACAAGGGCCACAAGGATTGCCAGGTCGTGACGGTCAAGATGGTTTAAATGGTTTAAACGGCAGAGATGGTCAACCAGGTAAAGACGGCTATACTCCAGTCAAAGGGGTAGATTACTTTGACGGTAAAGACGGCTATACTCCAGCTAAAGATGTTGATTACTTTGATGGTAAAGATGGTTATACTCCAGTCAAAGATGTTGATTACTTTGACGGTAAAGACGGTATAGACGGTGTAAACGGTCAAGATGGCCAACCAGGTGCAGACGGCTATACTCCGGTTAAAGGTTTTGATTACTTTGACGGTATAAATGGCAGAGATGGTCAACCAGGCAAAGACGGGTATACCCCAGTCAAAGATATTGATTACTTTGACGGTAAAGACGGGTATACTCCAGTTAAAGATGTTGATTACTTTGATGGTAAAGATGGCAAAGACGGTATAGACGGTGTAG